CGACCAACGCCTATCTCGCGGAGATTTGCGTTGAGGGGGCGGCGGCCCGGTACACGGACGATGGCACGACGCCGACGACGAGCGTCGGCATGCCGGTCCCGGCTGGGACGTGCTTCGCCTATGCGGGGCCGCTCCCTGCCTTTCGCATCATCGGCAATTCCGGCGCAACTCTCGATGTGAGCTATTATCGATGAGGACGTTTTTCTGCGCGCTTGCCGCGCTGGCCTTTCTGACCGGATCCTCGTTAGCTCAAGTCGGCCCATCGGCGAGTCTGCCGATCGGTCCGGGCCCGAGCGGAGGTGGAGGGGGTGGCGGCGGCTCGGGCGTTTCCAGCTTCTCCACCACATGCCCTCCGTCTGGGCCGTCAACGGGCGCGGTCACCTTCACCAACAACCTACCATGGACTGCGGAGACGGGCGCGTTCACCGTGTCCTGCGGCGTTGCCTATGACGCCACTGTCACCGCGCCGGCAATCGTCACCATTCCCGTAACCTCTGGGCTGGTCTCTTATGTCCAGAACGATATCAACTCCACAGCCGCCCTAGTTCTCACGCCTGCATCGGGCGTAATCGATCAGAATTGGACGGTTGAATATCTCGCCCCCGGACAGTTCGCTCAGCTTACTGCCAACGGGACCAATGTCAGCACAGACATCAAAGAAGTCCCTTGCAGCGTCGGGTACGTCTCGGGAATCTATACGACAGGATGTAACGCCTTCGGCTCAGCCGGGTCTGTCGTCGGGGCCAATAGCGTCACCTGTGAAGCGTTCAAAGTCTCGCGCCCAGGCGGCGTCTTTAAGGCTCTTGGAGGATATGTCACCACCACCGACACAACCGGGACTGGCTTCGCCAGCTTTGCCCTCTATACCAACGGTCCCAATTTCCGCCCTGGCTCCCTAATAGATTTTGTCGCCCCCCTCGCGCTTCCTGGCACATCCAACAATCCCGCCAGCGGCTCATTAGCCAACACAACCGATACGCTAGGCCCTAGCCTCTATTGGGCCTGTATCTCCACGCCCTCGTCGACCGTCGTTTTCACGGGAATTGCGCTCTATGCGAGCCCTATGACAGGCGGCGCGACTACGCTTGGCACCGCAGTCAACGCTTCCAACACAGGGGCCACCGGCTTCCAATGCACCGCGGGAAACACCGGCTGCGGCACAGCGTGGTCGGGCTCGACCTTCACTTGGCCCGCAAACTTTACCACCACGCCGCCGACGTGGACGCAGCGCGGGGCTGGGGCCACGCCTAATCTTGCATTACAGGTCAACTGATGCCGGCCCGCCGCGCCTTCATCGCGCTCCTCGGCTTGCTGGGCTTCTGCTCAGTTGCCCTCGGCGGCACGCCAGCGAGCCTCCTCGAGGCCGTAGCGACCGCCAACCACGGCGACTTTTCCGAGCAAGACTATGCAATGCTCATTCCCCGTTCCACTGGAACGGTAACGGGCATCGGCGCTTGCGGCGGCTGGAACACCCTGGGCTATGCCGATGGCTGCGCTGGGGCACCGCCCGCTGGGCCTTATGCAGTCGAGTTCCCCAACTTCCTCTCTAGCACCGCAGGCTCCGGTCCTGGTGTCGCCCGCCAAACGGGCCAGCCTGCCTACGCTAACGTCGGGACCAATACTGGATGCATCAACTCGAACTGCCACCCGCCTTGGGCGATGCCCGGCGTGGACTACTGGGTAGGCCCGTCTTGCGGCTCGGCCTGCGGCTTTGGCGTCCCCGGTTCCGCGACTGATCCCACCAATTCTTCCAGCCCTAATTGGGGCACAGGCAACCCCGGCGGATGCACGTCGGGCGGCGGGGCTCAGCCCGTTATCAGTTGCAAAGGAACCGTCATCACCAACTTCACCGGGGCCACAGTCTCCGCTGGCACCATCACCGCAACTAGCATCAGCGGCGCGACTCCATACGTCAACGAAATCATCGGTTGCTCAGGCTCCTGCTCCCCCGCCGTTCCATTCGGCACCGTCATCACCGGCGGGAGCGGCCTAGTCTGGACCACCAACCAACCAACCTACAATCTCGGCGCATCTTCGAGCCTCACCGGGACCGGAATGGCTACCGGGACACTTAGCATCGGCCCGTTTGATTGGTCCTACGCCGGTTCCGTTGCCCCTGCCTCCTACGGCACAATCTTTGCTCCAGTCATCAACATCAGCACGAGCATCGCGGTACCATGCATCATCCACGACAACTACTTCGCCTTCGATAATCAAAAGCCCGGCTATGTCGGATCGGCGACCCCAACTACCTCCGTCGCCTACAACATCAACGGCTGCACCTCGGTCGAGTTCGATAACAACAAATTCGCCGTCCTCGACGCGGGAACCCACGCGCCGACGCAATGGTCCTACAACGCCACCGGCACTTTGACCAACGTCACCATTTCCGGCACGACACTCTTTGGCACCTGCGCCACCGGTTCCCCCGCGGCTGGTCAATCCGTCATTGGTCCCGGCATCGTCGGTGGCACTACCCTCCAAGCGGGAGGATCTTGCGGCACAGGCCAATGGCCCATCCTTATCTCTCAAAACCTCTCCACCCCTACAACGGCGACTACCTATCTTTTCTCAGGCGTTAGTTACTACCTCAACATAGGACAGTCGCCCGTCCTGACTTCCAACCGACCGATGACTTTCAAATATAACGCCTTCATGGACTGTCCGGTTCGGTGCATCGTTGGGAGCGGGGATTTTCTTTTCGAGTATAACTACCTAGACGGATTCGAGCAGTACGATAGCACCGTCAACCCGGCGCATGGCGATGGAATGTTCACAGCCTTCGACAACGCCAACTTGCCTGGAGGCACGGGGCTGAATTACTACGACGTGTATAACAACACCTGGCTTATGAAGGCCAATATGAACACTGGCCTTGGCCCGTATACTAGCACTGCTGGGGCGACATGTATGTTCTGCCCGAACATCATTGTCCCCGACTCAAACGGCGTCGCCAACATACAGAACGGCTCATCGTCAATGACTGTTCTGTCGGTAACTCCCGGCACAGTTCTGACAAATCAGGGGATAAGCTTAAGCCGCCAGATCAGACTCGGTGTGGGAAGTGGCCTTTATCAATTTGGCGGCTTAAATCCTGCCCAACCTGTCGGACTTTCCCCTACCTTTACCGCCTGCCCAGCAACCCCAGGCTGCGGCGCGGCAGTCAACCAAGTTGCTTTTTCCGGCTCTGCTTCCGGAACCACACTCACCACCGACTCTACGACCACCCTGCAAACCAATGAATTTGTGTCGCCAACGGGTACGTCAGGCGGCACTGGCGCGGGCTTCAATAGCGCCCTAATCGACGCTAGCGGAAATCTCACGGCTGCCAGTGCGTTTGGCACTCCGGTTGTCGGCATGACAATTACCGGAGGCAGCGTCCCGGCGGGAACCTACTTAGTCTCTGGTAGCGGAACTTCCTGGGTCACTACCGATACCACGCACGCGATTACTAGTGCGGAAACTATGTGGGGAACTGGTCCATCGCCTAGCACCCCTTACGTGGTGGCAGGAGGTACAGGGACTACCTTTACGTTATCCACAGCGTTTTCTCCAGGCACCGTCCTTGACGGCCCGATGCTCGGCCAGAATGGCCTCGGCACATACACCCTCTCATCCCCTTGGATTTCCGCATCCTCCGGACCGTTCGCAGTTGGCTTTTTTCCGCAGGCAACTTACACCTCGCTGGATTATGAACGTAATGTTCTTATAGCCAACATGATTTCCTCGGCCTCTCCGTCTTGGGGCAGTGGAGTGACTTTTAATGGAGCCTCTGTAGCCTCTGGAGTGATGACGGCAAGTAGTGTCTCGACAACCTCTGGAGGGGTCACTGGACCGGCTGTTGGGCAAGTCGTAACCGGTCCCGGTATCCCGGCCAACATCACCATAGCTTCCATCAATGCGGGGCCGACCTGGACTCTCTCCGATCTTACAATCAACGTCACCGGTCCCGAGACTATCTATAGTACACCGACTTATACAGTTTCCACAATGGTAAATGGGATCGATACCACCAACTACACCGTCAAGAACAACTACTTTGACACCTGTGGAGCGCTCCTCGGCACTCTAGCCCAATGTACAAATCCCATCACCACCGGCACCGCTAAGTCCTATGGTAGCGGGAATGTATCAACGAGCGGAGCCTTTATCGACGAGTCAAACATCCGCATGAACAGTGGAGAATGCTTGCATCTCCAGGGATCGGCCCCAGCTTCCTGCGCGCCGGTCTTTCCATGAATGCGCCGCCACACCCCCGTGGCTGGTGCATGCCGGGCGCCTCGCCGAGATCCTGGGCTTTCTTGGCTCGCAGGCGCCCGGCAACCTTTTCCTGCGCAAGCGGACCTCGTGTTAGCAACAGCATCGGTGTAACGCGTCGTGGATGAAGAACTGCTCACGTGGCTGGCGAGCGTGCGGAATGATCCGCTAGGGTTCACCATGGGCGCGTACCCGTGGGGCGAGCTGGGCTCGGTGCTTGCGTCCTTTGATGGCCCGGACGATTGGACCCGAGAGCTTTTCGAGCGCATTCGCATCGGCCTGCTTACGCCCAACGAAGCTATTCAGGAAGCTACCGCCTCCGGCCACGGCATTGGAAAGTCCGCCACCGTCGCCTGGCTCATCCTCTGGGCCTTCTGCACTTTCCCCGATACCCGTGGCGTCATCACCGCTAACACCGAAACCCAGCTCAAAACCAAAACCTGGGCTGAACTCGGCAAATGGTTCAACCTCTGCTTCTTCACCCGGGACCACTTCACCCTCACCGCCACAGCTCTGTTCTCCAAAGATCCCGACCGGGAGCGCACGTGGCGCATCGACATGATCCCATGGTCGGTCAAAAACCCTGCCGCCTTCGCTGGGCTTCATAACCAAGGCAAGCGCATTCTCCTCATCTTCGATGAAGCCTCCGAGATCGCCGATGTTATCTGGGAAACTGCCGAAGGCGCCCTGACCGACACCGACACGCAAATCCTTTGGCTGGTCTTCGGCAACCCAACTGTCAACTCCGGCCGATTCCGTGAATGCTTCGAAGGAGGCACGCACCATGAACACTGGCACACACGCCAGATTGACTCCCGCACCGTCCGCATCACTAATAAAGCCCGCTTCGAAAAATGGATCAGGACTTACGGTGCTGACTCCGACTTTGTGCGCGTACGCGTCCTTGGCCAGTTCCCTCGTCGCGGCCTCCAGGAGTTCTTCTCCTCCCTAGACATTGAAAGCGCAATGTCTCGAGAGCTTCCTTTCACAGATCGTTCTACCCCTCTTGCTGTGGGTGTTGACGTCGCCCGATACGGAGCTAACAACTCCGTCATCTTTCCACGCAAGGGCCGAGACGCCCGCTCCATAGCCCGGGAGTCCTTCAATGGCCTCAGCACAACTGAGCTTTCTAACAAGATCTTTGAGTGTTGGCTGCGCCTTCGCCCTGATGGCATATTCATCGACGGCGGTGGTGTCGGTGGCGGCGTCGTTGACCAATGCCGCAACATGCGTCTTGCAGTCACAGACGTGCAATTCGGCTCCCGTGACGATATCACCGGCATCGTCTTCGACACGACCGGCGAGCAATACGCCAATAAGCGCGCGGCCATGTATGGGGCCCTTAGGTCTTGGCTCAAGTCCGGGGTATTGCCCGCTGACCCGGAACTGAAAACGGCGATGCTTAGCATCCGCTACACCTTCAACAACAAGGACCAGATCCAACTTGTCTCTAAGGAAGATCTCATGGACGAAAACTCCAACCTCGTCCTTGACGACCTGGATGCCTTGGCCCTGACTTTCGGTGGGCCCCTCGCCCCTTCAGCCTATGCCGGTGGTGAAGGCCCGCACCCGGCCCTGATCGAAACTGAATGGGACCCCTACGCCCGCGATCGCATGGAGGCCGCATGAACGAGCTTCGCATCATCACCCTCGAGGAACTGGTTCGCCACTTTCCAGGCTTTCCCAAAGTCCTGGGCCACCATGCTCGCGCCTCGGTACCACTGTTTGCTGGGTACCTAAGCAACCGCACGCCCTTCTGTGTCGTCGGCCTGATCCCCACCGATGACTCCCACGCTAATCTCTGGGGCTGGAACACACCGCTCGTTGCCGAGCATTCCTACATCTACGCCCGCTGGTCTCGTCAGTTCATGCGCGAAGCCCTCGCCATCTACCCCACCATCACCGGTTTCGCCACACCCAACAAACGCAAATGGATCGAATCCATCGGCGGCCGCATCGTCGCCACGGCATCGGATATGTTCTACTTCGAGGCAACCCATGCGCATCCCTGATTTCTACTCTGTCATTTGCTGTGATCCGGTGTCCTTGACCGCGATTGGCATGGGTGTCTCCGCCCTCGCTGGCGCTGGTGGCACTGTGGCCTCGCTTATCAACCGGCCCAAGGCGCCGCAAGCCCCGATGACTCCGCCAACACCTGCGCCCTCGCAGCAGCCCCAGGGCTCTCCCAATTCCTCTCAGCCCCAGCAGACCCCGTCCTTTCTTGCCGCCGCCGCCTCGCCTCAGCAAGGCCAAACCATCGGCGGCGGCCAAGGCAAAACCCTCCTCGGCCAGTGAACGCCCCATGCCCATCGTCGTCCCCATCCGCCCGGAGACCCAGGCCCAGATGCCTCAGTCCATCCGTCCGCCCGACCCCAACTATCTCCTCATGGCTGCAGCCGCAATGCACCGTGAAGGCCGACTTGTGAAGAAAGAGCCGACCACCGATGGCCCTGTCCAGAAGTAGGTTTTCCCAGAGCGACATTGTCTATCGCCGCTACTCCGAAGGGCGGCTGATGGCGTTGCGCGTCAACCGCTATTCTTGGTGGGTGCATTGGCGCGAGCTTGCGGATTACATCCTGCCAAGGAGATACAAGTGGCTAATCACCCCAAACCAGATGGCGCGTGGCGCCCCGATTAACCAGCATATCCTCGATTCCACTGGGACAATTGCCGCGAGGAACTTAGCATCAGGCTTGGTCAGTGGCAAGTCATCACCGACATCCCCTTGGTTCCGCTTGAAGATTGGTCGTATAGATTCGACCCAAACTGGCCCGGTATCCCTCTGGCTCGCTGAATGCGAACGCTTGATGTATATCATCTTCGCTGAATCCAATTTCTATACCGCCATCGCCGTTTTCTACTTCGACCTCGTCGTTTTCGGCACCGCCGTCGTTCTGGAGTACGAAGACTTCAAAACCGTCATCAACTTTATCAACCCCTGCCTCGGCGAATACTACGTTGACATCGACGGCACCTATCGCCCCTGTGTGTTCTATCGTGAATTCACCATGACCGTATCAGCCCTCGTCTCGGAGTTTGGCTATGCCAACGTCAGCGACCCCATCAAGCAACTCTACGATGACGTCAGTGGCGCAAACCTCACTCGAGAACTCATCGTCGCCCACAGCATTGAGCCCAATACTGATGGCCGCGCTTCGGAATTTGGATTCAATCCTCGATTTGCCTATCGAGAAGCCTATTGGGAATGGGGTGGAAGCACCTCTCCTCAAGGCGGCGCAAGTAGCCCTCCCGGCTTCCTCCGTCGTCGAGGTTACTTTGAAAAGCCCGCAATCATCGGCCGATGGGATCTAGTCTCCAATGATCCCTACGGCCGTAGCCCAGGAATGGATGCGCTCCCTGATGTCAAACAGATCCAGCTTGAAACCCGTCGCAAGGCCCAAGCCATCGACAAGATGGTCAACCCTCCGTTGGTTGCTGATGTACAGCTTAAGAATCAGCCGGCTAACCTCACGCCCGGTGGTATCACCTACGTTGCCGGTTATGCCGCCGCAGGCAAGCCCGGGTTTGCTTCTGTATATGAGACCAAATTTCCCGTTCAAGAAATCACCCAAGACCTCGTCGAGGTCAAAGCCCGCATAATGCAGGTATTCTTCAATGATGTCCTCAAGGTCGCCTCGCAGTACGAAACTCGGTCCAATGTCACCGCTGTGGAGTGGGATCTTCGCAAGTCCGAAGCTCTTGTCATGCTTGGACCAGTCCTCGAACGTATTGACACAGAAGTCCTCAAGCCTATTATCGAACGCACCTTCGCCATCGCCAATCGAGCTGGCATACTGCCACCCGCCCCGGCGGAGATACAAGGCCAGCTAATGAACATTGAGTTCGTCTCGATGCTCTCCCAGGCCCAACAGGCCGCGGCCTCAGGCGGTATCGAGCGCCTGTTCCAACTTGCAGGAGGCCTCGTCGGTGTTGATCCATCAGTTATGGACAATATCGATGTGGATTATTCCCTTGACAAATTCTCCTCACTCCTTAATAACGATCCTAAGATGATCCGCTCGCCAGAGGCCTTGGCCCAGATTCGTCAGCAGCGCCAACAGCAACAGCAACAGGCGCAACAGGCCGCAATCGCCCAGCAACTTTCGCAGGGGGCGAAGAATTTGTCGCAGGCAAACATCAGCCCAGATAACGCCCTTGGTCAGATGGTCGGTGCACAAGGCGGCGGAGGGGCGGCCCAGTGACCTACGACGCCTCGAACCGCAAAGACATTCGCCGGGCCGAGAAGGCAGCCAAGGTTGCCGAAGATCTGCGGCTTGCCTATCTCAAAGCTGCCATGACCACATCTCAAGGCCGCCAGTGGTTCCACGACCTCCTGGAGCGCTGCCACATCTTCGCCGACCCCTTCACCGGCGATCCGCTTCGTGAAGCCTATAGCAAAGGTGAACGTAACATTGGGCTGTTCATCTACGCTGACATTGTCACCCACTGTCCCAATGACTTCATAACCATGATGCAGGAAGCCCATGGCCGACGAACCCTTGACACAATCCGCAACGCCCCCGGTGCAGACGCCCCTGCCGAACGATCCGCAAGCGCGGACCCCGGATGGGACGTTGAAGGACGCATCAGCACCGAGTTCGACCCCTACGCAGAACCAGACGGAGCCGAAAGCTGATGACACCGACCCAGACCCCGAGTCAACAGCCCGCGCTCCTGAGACCTATGCGGACTTCAAGGTCCCTGACGGCCAGTCCATCGACAAAGCCCTCCTTGACCGAGCTACTCCCATCTTCCGAGAACTTGACCTCGATCAGGCTCAGGCCCAGAAGCTCATCGACGTCGTCGCTGGACACTCCCAGTCCGCCGCAGACCTCGCCGTGAAAGCTGTTGAAGACATGCGCAAGGGCTGGCAGGGCGAAGTCACGAAGGAATTCGGCGGTAAGCTCGACACGCTCAAAGCCGACGTAGGCCGGATGTACGATACCATCTTCGCTGGCGACACCAAAGGCCGCGAAGCCTTCATCGACGCCATGAACCTGACCGGCGCTGGAGACCACCCCGCAATCGTCCGCACCATGTGGAAGCTCTCCGAAGGCTTCCGTGAAGGCCAGCATGTCTCCGGCTCCGGCCCCAGCAAACATGGCCAGGCCCAACCAGATTCGCCTTCACGGCCCTCGGCTGCGCAGGCGATGTACCCGAATCTGCCGTCCGCGGCAGCGTAACCAGCACCAACCGAGCCCCGTTGTGGGATGAACAGCAAGTGCTCAGATCGGAACGTGCGACGACCCTAACCTCAACAAGGAAACCTGAAAAATGGCATCTCCGCAAATCGGGTCAGTCGCTCTGACCTATGCCGACTGGGCCAAGCGCCTTGACGACGGCTATCGTATCGCTAGAATCATCGAACTGCTCTCGCAGACCAACGAGGTCCTCGATGACATGCTTGTTGTCGAGGGCAATCTCCCCACCGGCCACAAAACCACGGTCCGCACCGGCCTCCCGCAGGCTACGTGGCGCTTGCTCAACACCGGTGTCCCGAACGCCAAGTCGACCACGGCGCAGATTGTCGACACCTGCGGCAACCTCGAGACCTACGCGGTTATTGACAAGGACATCGCTGATCTCAACGGCAACACTGCTGAGTTTCGGCTCTCGGAAGTCAAGGCCTTCCTCGAAGGCATGTCCCAGCAGGTGGCGTCGACCTTGGTCTACGGCAATCAGCACGTGAACCCAGAGCGCTTCACAGGCTGGGCGCCGAGGTATTCGACCCTCAACACCGCCAATTCTCAGACTGCCAACAACGTCCTCGATGGCGGTGGGCGCAGCAACACCAACACCTCCATCTGGCTCCACACGTGGGGCGACGACACGGCCCACGCCACGTTCCCGAAGGAAAAGATCACCGGCCTCCAGCACCGTGACATGGGTGAATGGCCGGTGCTGGACTCGGCAGGCAACACCTATCAAGCCTACCGAGACCACTTCAAGTGGGAGATCGGCTACGTTCTTCGCGACTGGCGTTACGTCGCCCGTATCGCGAACATCGACGTGGCGCTGCTCACTGGCGTCAGCGCCGCGAACCTGATTAACCTGATCGTCCGCGCGCTCTATCGCCTACCGACCGCACCGGCCAATGCCATGGCGATCCAGACTTCCGATACCCCGGAAGTCCGCGCCAACATGGGTAGGGTGGTGCTCTACTGCAACCGTGTCGTCCGCACTTACCTCGACCTCCAGGCGATGAACAAGACCAACGTCCTGCTTCGCCTCGAAGAATTCAACGGCATGGTCGTCACGACCTTCCGCGGAATTCCGGTCCGCACGGTGGACGCGATCCTCAACAATGAAGCACAGGTGGTGTAACCATGATTCTCGACGGACTCCTCACCTTCACCGGCACGGGCATGGGCGCCACTGGCACAATCGCCAATGGCCAATGGACCGATGCCCCCACCACCGGCACCCAAGACTCATCCAACATCATCGATCTTGGGCTCGCTGGTATCCCCACTTCCGCCAACGGCGGCGGCGCTCGTGACATGGGCATCGGCGATGATCCGGCGCTTAAGCTCTCGGCAATTGTCACCACGGCGTTTGTCGGCGGCACAAGCTTGCTCCTAGAGCTCCAGGGCGCCCCCGACAACGGTTCCGGCGCCCCCGGCTCCTACACCGTAATGTGGCAGTCGCCTGCGGCTGTGGCGGAAGCGGCCCTGACGCAGGGTGCGCAGCTTGCCAACATTGACGTCCCGCGTGTGATCTGGGAGCAGGTTCTGCCGCGCTTCCTCAAGCTGACCTTTGTTTCCGTCGGCACCCACACCGGTGGCGCGGTGGAAGCGCAGATCGTCATCGACCGCGACGACCAGATCATCGGCACGAGCGGCGCTATGTCCGGCTATCAACAGGGCGTCAACGTCCCCAACTAACGGAGAAATGCAGTGAAGAACCTCGTCCTCTTCGCTGCGCTGGCTGGGCTGGGGTGGTGCGCCGCCCCAGCCGCTCAGGCGCAGACCCCCACCAACTGTGGCGTGAACTACAACCCGGTCGTCGGCGTGAATTGCGCCAATGTCCGCAAGACCACGTACGTCGGCCAGATCCTCGGCCTTGTCCCGGTCACCGGCGCTACCGATGTTTGGTGCGTCAATGGCTCCTCCAGCAGAAATATCATCGTCCGTGAGGCGTTTCTCTCAGGCACCGCCACGGCGGCAACGCTTGTGCCAGTCTCGCTGATCCGGCGCAATACGCTGGACACCGGCGGCACCAGCACCGTCCCGAACATCGCGCCGATGGCGGCAGGTAATCCCACTGCCACGGCAACGGCGATCCAATACACCGCCAATCCAACCATCACCGATACCACCTCCCACCAAACAATGCGTGCCGCCAGCATGCTTCTCGGCACTGCTGCAGTGCCGAATTTGCCGGTGGAATTCAAGATGGGCACTGCGGTCGATGCCTATGACCAAAGCGCCCAAATCGTCGCCGGCGCTACCACGCAGCAGATCTGCCTGAACCTTGGCGCAGCTGCTCTCGCCGGTGGGCAGTCCCTCTATGGCTTCGTCGAATGGACCGAGGAGTAACCAATGGCCCGCTGGAAACTTATGACCTCGCACTATCTCAACTGTCGAGATACTGAGTGGGAATACAAGGAAGTCGACCGCAACACCGGCCGCGAGAAGCGCAAATCTATCCCGGTTCCGCGCTACCTAGACATCAGCGACTCTAGTGATTGGACCAACTCCTGGGGCAACAAAGACAACGCCACCGGTGAGATCATCGTCTGCCACGAAGGCAAGGGCGAACCCCGCGACATCACCTTCTACGGTGACCCCACCCCGGACATGCAGCCGGCCGATGACGAAGCCAAGGCCATCTCCGCCAGCTTCGCCGATGCATGGCGCTACAAACCCGACACCGCTGAGGTCGGCTATTCGCAATCGCTCATCGATCGCTTCGAAGCCGAGAAGGCCGAGGTCGAATCCAAGCCTCAGCAGATCGAGATCCCGGGGCTTGGTGATCTTGTCGCGGCCATGGCCGCCTCACAGCAGCAAACTGCGGCTATCCTCGCCCAGCTTGCCGCCAAACCAGCGCGAGGCCTGTGATGGCCAATACCAAGAAAACAGGCTCGTTCCACGACAAGTCCAACGCCCTGGGCCACGGCGGCCGTGCCGCCCAGCTTAAAGCTAAGGGCGTCCCGGGCGGTGTCATCGGCACGATCGCTCGCCGTAAGGGCGCTGCTCCGGGCCAGAAGAACTATCACGGCAAGAAAGGCTGATCCACCATGCCCTCCGCCTTCGACGTAGCACCAACCGGCCCGACTTCGGGCGGCAAGTGGTATGCTTACAACAATCTCGGCACTGCGCCGGAGGTGGTGGCGCCAGCCAATTCGCAGCGGATCAGCATCACTTTCCACAATCCCGGAGCCGTGGATGTGTTCATCGCGCCGCAATTCGTTGTGAACACCGGCACCAACGTTCCACTTTCGCCGACGCTTTCCGCCCTCGGCGGCTGTTATCGCATCTACGGCAATGGCGGGTCCTTGACCCTCGGCGGCGAATGTCAGGGCCAGTGGCAAGCCTTCGCCAGCACCGGCTCCAACAACCCTCTTACGGTGATCGATTCCAATGTTGGCTAAGCTCCTTGCGCCACTGGCGCTGCTTCTTGCGCTTTGCGTTCCGGCCCATGCCCAGAATACCACCTGCGCCACGCGGTCGCCGGGCGATAAGTCTAACGCCTGCGCCAGCACGGCCTTTGTCAACACTCCCGCAACTGGCGGCAGCTTCCTTCCTAACCAGCCTGTGATTGGCGGACCCAGCGGCGGCCTTGCCCAGGGTACCCGCAGCGGGAATTCTACTGCATTTCCCACCGTGGACGGCACTCCGGTCAATGGTCAATGCGCTGTCTTTGATTCATTTGGAGGTTTGAACTCTGTCGCGTGTTCGCCCTCTGGCTCCGGGACTGTTGGAGCTGGTCTTACCAACCAGCTTGCTATCTACCCTGCCAACGGTACCAGCGTAGTCGGCACAAGCACGATCCCCGGCGTGACCTCGATCCCCAGCCAGGAAATCTCGGTGCTACAGTTCGGTGCAGTCGGCGACTCCAACGGCACTCACGGCAACGGTACTGACGACACTACAGCCTTCAACAACGCCCTTGCCTCCGCCACTCCTGTTTCGATCTATGTCCCCTGCGGAACCTATCGCATCACCAGCCAGATCGGCTCCAGTGTTACCAGCGGCCAATACCGTCTCCATGGTGCAGGGCAATGTTCGAAGATCTATGCTGACTTTGCCGCGGCCAACTCCGCAGTACTATTCCACACTTCCACAGGCTGCACCAATTGCCTTGAGATCGATCATCTAAACTTCATCACTCCGAACATCAACGCTGTTGGTATGATCGCCATTCAGCTCTTTGGTAACTTCAACGCCCGCATCCACAACAACTATTTCGCCGGATACGACGAAGTCCTCTACCTTGAACAATCCTACGCCCCGCAGTTCATCGACAATTGGGCCAACGCCATCCGCGGATCCCTGATTGCCACCCCTGGCGGAACCGATGTATCCCTCAATAACGCCCAGATCCGCGGCAATGCAATCTTCAACAGCGGAATCGTGGACTCCTCGGCATCTCTAGTGTTAAACTGTGGTGGCCATCTCCACGGCCAACTCTCGGTTGTCGGCAATGACATTGAACTCGGCTACGCAGGGGTGCTGTTTAATTCCTGCAATGCCATTGATTTCGGCGATAATTATATCGAAAATATGACAACATCTGATTTCAACTTTGCTGGAATTAATAGCAGCGTCCATATCCACGACAACTGGTTTGGGACTGCAGCAGCCACAACCATCGGCCCTATCACCCGCGGCACATTTGAGGGAAATGAAATCTATGGCTGGGCGCTGACGTGGGGCTCACAGGTTTTGGGGATGCAAGTCAAACCCACCAATATCCTAGTCACTGGTAGCGGCGCCTCTATGGCATTGTCTTCAACAGTGCCAACTCTCTCCACCTGTGGCGGTGGTACACCAGCAATAGGCTCTGGTAGCAATCGGGAAGCTGGTGAGGTTTTCGAGGGTACCTCCACAACCACCTGCACGCTGTCCTTTGAACTACCTTATCTTCTCCAGCCTTATTGCGTCGTCAGTGGTGGCGGCGCCAGTCCGATCCAGATGACCGCTATCAGCGTGAACGGGCTTACGGTACAACACGCCAGCGGATCGGGGCTCTCTTGGTTCTATCATTGCACAGGCCAGATACAGTAATCGGAGATCTTCGATGTCTGTACAGAACGAGTTTGCATATGCCAGATCCCAGGGATGGCTTGAAGCGTTCGCCGGCGCCGGAGCTCGATATGGCTTTACCCCAGCCCTGCTCATGGCCATTGCCTCCCGCGAGACCAATATGCGTAATATCATCGGCGATCGCGGGCACGGGTACGGTCTGATGCAGATCGACGCCGGCACAGATCCGGAATTCTGCCACAGTGGCCAATGGCGGAATGCAGCTCTGGGCATCTCCCGTGGCGCGAATATCCTTGCCCAGAAGCGGGACCAGATTGAGCATCTTGTCGGGCGCTCGTGTCTTGTAGGCGGATATCATTTCATCGGCAAAGCTGGAGCGCCTATCGCCGTTACCATCGCCGCCTACAACTGCGGTCTCTGGGCCTACTACAACTTCTCCTGTGGGCGCAACCCTGACACCAGCACCACCGGCCACAACTATTCCCGTGATGTCCTCGGCCGCATGGCCCAATTTGCGGAGTTGCTCAAATGAACGCAGATGCAATCGACTCGCTGGTCACCAAAGTCGTGGCGACCCTGCTCGCTGGGTATGCTGGCGATAGCATTGCCTCAGGCACCCAGGTCCAAGCCATTGCCGCTGGGGCAGGTGCTCTTGCCGCAGTTGCCTACGGTGTCTATCGACACTGGAACATGAAGAAGGTTCCGGCAAAATGACCTACTGGCTCTGGGGCCTGTGGGTCTTCCTGATCGCAGTGAGCTTCGCTGTGCTAGAATCTTTGGCCTTATATCGCGGCCGCCCTACCCTGTCCCGCAGCGTCTGGACTTGGTCGAAGAACTTCCCGCTGCTCCCATTCCTCGCAGGACTGCTTGCCGGTGGTCTTGCGGTCCACTTCTGGTGGATGGGAGCACCTGGATTGAACTGTGGAGGTTAATATGAAACTTGCCATTGCTGCTCTAGTCCTGACCATATCCGTCGGCCCCGCCCTGGCCCAAGCCTCAACTCAGGCCTGGACCATCTCCCTGCCTGACAAGCTCAAACAGGTCCTCATCGCCGATCTGCAGAATGCTGATGCCGACGCCAAGGCTCACAACGACACTCGCCACGAGCCCTGCTACCCGGCGCTGATCAACTTCATCAACTCCGATATCGCCAATCCCCTCCCAAACAAGCCGGGGATTTTCCTCCTGATGCAGAAAGGCTTCGATTTCGCTGGAGCTTCGGGCACACCCTTGGTCCCGACCGAGGTTGCCTCGGCCTGCGGCCCAGTGGCGTTGGATCTCAAGCTCAGCCTCGGCCAGCTTCTCGCCAAGATTGGCTTCGTCGTTTCCCCGATCAAGTTGCCATTCTAATGCCCAGCACCTCGAAGAAACAGGCCCGGACCATGGCTGCGGCAGCCCACAATCCCCGCTTCGCCAAGAAGCTCGGCATCCCGACTAAGGTTGCCAAGGAGTTCAATCGGGCTGATGCCAGAAAGGCCAAGAACAAGTGACCGACGACGTTACCGCAGCCGCCATTGGCGCCCTTTCCCGGGACATGAGGGAGATTCTCCTATCTCTGCGTAAGGTTGTGAACTACATGGAGGAAGCCGAATCGGAAGTTCCGGAGAAAATGCGCCGATTCATCATGTACATGCATGATGTTCACGACGTGTCGTATATGTACGAAGAACGTGGGCTTCCAGTACCTCAACACATCCTCCGCGAGATGGAACGCTGCGATGACCGATATCGGCACCTGCTCGAAGACGGGCTTTCCGACCTCGGTTGGATCGAGCGTGTTCGTGCCGAAATGACCAAACGCACCGGCAATCGCTGGGATCATTCACGGATTTTACCAAAAATGGAGCAGAGCAATGAAACAGGGAACCGGCAACAGCCGAATGGGATCGACGAAGATGGAGCCTCGGCCCAGGGCAATAGCCCCGAAGGTGGCGGGCTCGATCGGGCAGCAGAAGATCGGCCACAGTAACGTGCCGCAGGACGCGACTGGGCGCGGCTACAAGGCGCCGATGGCGTCGTCCTCAACCCACAAGAGCGGATCGCAGGGGAGGCATTGAACATGGATTGGGAGAAGATTGCGATGTTGCTGGACATCATCCACAAGGCCGCGGACGCTGGGCCGCAGTTTGCGTGGTGTGGGGCG